ACGGCAGTAGATGAACCCGGCGACCAGCCCGGTCACGCCGAGGAGCAGCCCGAACCAAAGGGAGCCGAGGAACGATTCAACGCTTGCGAGCATGGGAAGCCTTTCGAGGTGCGCGGCGAGCTGCGAAACCGAGGCCGACCGAGCAGCCTGCGGCGAACGTGATGACCAAGAGCCCGAGGAGCCAGAGCGTGTATGCGTATGTGGGGAGCGTCATTTCCGACCTCTGATGTAGTAGATCGCGCCGAAGATGGCCGCAGCAATGACGGCAATGGAGAGGTACTGAAGCGTCTGGTAGACGGGGTGCTCGTCATCCGAGACGTAGGCGACCTGTTGGTGCACCTCGGCCGCAGCGACCTCGATGGCCTCGAGGTCCGCCTGGGCGGCGTCTAGGTGCCGCTTGGCGCTGCCAGCGCGGCCGCGCACGGTGTTTGTCTCCTGGGCGATGATCGCCGTGGCCGACGCGCAGCCGGTGAGCGGGAGGATGACCGCGGCGGCCTTCACGCGAACACCCGGTACGGGATGGTCGGCTCGGGCGTGAACGTCGGCAGCTCCCCGATCTGCTCGGGCGTGAGCTCGAACGTGACCCGGATGTTAACGTGGAACCGGGTGTCGCTCGGCCGGATCACCTCGCCCTCGGGGTCGAGCTGCGCCGGGATGGCCCCGATGCGGTCCACATAGCAGCCCGCGACGGGATAGGTTCCCATCGGGCCGTCCTCAAGCAGTCCTGCGGCTTCTAGCGCATCGTCCATCTGCGCCTCGGTGTCGGTGCGGAGCATGAAGTCGGTCATGGAGTGTTCACCGTGATGGATTGCAGCGTTGCGGAAGGAAGAACGAACGGCCAGTACTTCAGTCGCCGCACTCTGTTACCAAGAATGTCTCGTAGACCACCGCCGTTGTATGGGGCAGTTGATGAAGCCGCACCGATCATCAAGTATGTCGGAGTTGTTCCAAGAGTCATCGACGCATTTGATGTTGGTGAATTGCCGTTCGCGGAAAGAGTCAGCGTTGTAGTCGCATTCCATCCGGCGTACGAAACCGCTGCTCTGTTTCTTCCGGCGACTGCGGTACTGGTCTGATTGACTTGACCAGACCAAGATGCTGCGCTTGTAGTCGTGCCACCGGGAGAAGTAAAGATTGCAAGCCAGCGGCCACTCGCATAGTCGGTGCTAAAGGGGAAACAGTCGCTACCACTTACCGTTGGATTGTCGTATTCACCGCGCTCCCACTCCACGAAGTAGGTGCCGCCCGTGGTAGTGAATCCATAATCGGTGTTGGTGATGTAGCAGATATCGGAGTTCCTCGTCGCCTGACTCGCGCCCGTCGGGATATAAGAGGAGGCACCGGAGCCTGCTTCTGCCTGTGCGCCCCACCATAGCAATGCGGTGGTTACCGTTGGTTCTCCACCGGAGGCATCGGTAATACGCACAAACATCCGAGCGGTCGTAGTAGAGTTGACCGTTCCGGTTGAAACAATCCGATACCAACCATTCTGGTATGGAGTAACCGTGTATCCGGTGCCGCTGATTGTTCCCGTATCTAGATCCAGCGTCCCGTTTGAAGGCCAGCCAATAAGCCCTTCGATGGATGATCGGACATCAATTTTTGCATATCGCGCAGCGTTGCTGCTCGGCTTCTTTACCCACGCACTAATGGTGTAGGTCGTGCCGCTCGTTACGCTGAAGCCTGCGGAATAGGCTCGATTGAGGCCGCCCGATGTTCCCGTCCAAAGTGTGGCGGTGGTTGTATTGTTTGGCGCGGTCGCGTTGTCGTTCGTTCCGGTTGCATTTATTCCAGACCACCCGGTTGTCCGAAGATCGCTGTAGGTGACTAGATTCGTCGCCGTCCCCTCCACCAGCAGCCCTTGCGGTGCCCCCGTGGTCGGGTGGTGGTCGAAGCGGGCGACGTCCGTGCCTGCCGTCGTGACGTAGCCGCTCGAATTGATGTACGTCGCCGTCGTACTCGCCCGCGTGAACGTCAGCCCGCGAGCCGTGAGGTCGGCCGTCGCGGTCATCGTGGTGAAGTCAAGGTTGAGCGTGGAGCCGTCGCCGACCATGGCCTTTCGGAACATTGATGGGATCATGGGATGTCCACTCCTGCGGTCCGGAAGGTGAAGTCGGTTACGTGAAGGTTCTCGGTGCTCGCGTTGTCGTCGAGGTACACGGTGAACGTGCCCCAGGCATTGTTCGGCCAGGTGGCCGTGGTGGCGCTGGGCGTCGTGATCGTGCCGTGGCCGTTGGCTGCGTTCGTGAATGTGCCGTTGATCGTGCCCGTCGCCGTGCCGATGGTCCACTTGCCCTTCAGCGTGTAGCCGGTGCAATTGAATACCGCGCCCGTGTCGAGGTTGCGGACGTACACCGTCAGGAAGTGCAGTTCGCCCGGCCATATGACCAGGTTGACGATGGGAGTTTGGATCGTGACGTTCGGCATTACTCACCTTCCTCTTCGGTGCATCGGACCGGGTTCGGACGGTCGAAATACGGCCATGCGGTCCCGTCTAGGGCGTACACGACGTAGACATTCACCACGGCCGCGAGCGAGGTCGTAGGCCACGCAGAACCATTCCACACGCTGCCGACGGGCCCAATGGTGCTCGCCGGGGTCGTGATGTCCATGCCGTCCACGACCGTCGCCGTGTTGAAATACTCCCGCAGATTCAGGACCTCGAGGTAGTCGAAGCTCGAGCAGTTCGGCGCGGCAATTCCGCCGCCGGCGAGCGACGGCGGGTAGAACGCCTCGACCTGGTACTTCCAGCGGTTCGCTGTGATAAGCGTCGCCTGCGACACGCTGCACAGACCAAGCCGGGCGACGTTTCCGCCGACCACCAGCTGCCGGGCCCTGGCGAGCCCCTGCTGCGACGCCGATACCGTCCTCGAGGCGTCGGCCATGCCCTGCATGACGTGCCGATTCGCGCCCGCGTAGAGCCCCTTCGTGAAGATCGGCACTTGGTAGGCCATCAGGGAATCGCGGTCGGTACGGGTGCGGTCAGTTCCGCCAGCTGCGCGGCGGTGACGAGCGAGCTGAACGCTGCCGTCGAGGTGTACTTCTGGTACCAGAAGATCTCGTCGGCCTGGAGCACTTGGAAAGAGCCGTAAGTCGCGCCAGGCACCAGCACCGGCTGCCCGGTTGGGTTCGGTGCCGGGATCTGCTCGAGGTGGTACCACTCGTCGTGCAGGAAGGTATGGGTGATGCGGTAGTAGTTGTCGATCGGCGCAGCTTGGAAGCCGCGGTACAGGAGCGAGCCCTGCGGGTAGCCGATGAACGTGGCGTTGTTCCGCTTGCCGACGGTGCTGCTGTACGTCGAGTAGGCGGGCTCGGCCGACGGCGTCCCGCTCGGGAGGGTGCGATCCCACCACACTTCGACCGAGACAAGGGTCTGCGGGACCTCGTATTCGCGAGGGTTGCCGTTCAGATCGACCGCCGTGCCGGCGATGTCTGTAAAGCCCGACGGTGTTCCGTTCGTTGGCAGCGTCGCGCCCGATCGGTAGAGCGCAGCCTGGCGGATGCTCGTCGAGCGGGTCACGATGCAGAATTGCCCGGCCCCGTCCTGCAATGGCCCGCGGGTCGAATAGCGAATGGTCACACGCCAGGCGTACGTCCGCTCCATGAGCGGCGTGACGGTGACCTCGCGGCTGACCAGCGTCTTGTGGTAGCCGTCATTTTCATGGATGAATGAATTCGGCCGCTGCCTCGGCTTGGACACAGCCGCCAGCATGGCGACATGCCCGGGAAACGGGTCGAGAGCGCTTGAAGGCGTCCAGGTGACCGTATACACGGCCATCAGGGAGCACTCGTTCGGGAACGCATCCAGCTGGTAGCTGCGGCTTTCCTTAAACTCATCGACGCTAAAGGTGCCCATTAGTTGTCCCTCGCCATCTTCTCAATGCCGCGGGCCGTCTTCTCGGCATAGGACATGCCCCTGGCCGATCCCATGCCGCCGGCGAGCCCCTGCCCGCTCAGGAAGTCCGATCCGAGCGGGTTGAAGAACCGTGCGATCGGATTAGCCACAGGGTTCGCAATCGGCCCGCCTCCCAGGACTCGGCCCGGATACTCGCGCAGCCGGTCGAACATCTCGGTGAAAAAGCTCTTGAAGTCCTCGGCTGCGGCCTGCGAGCCAGCCGGCGCAGCCATAAGCCGCTGTGTTTCCGACGAGATCGCCCGCTGCTTGACCTGTTCAATGGCCTGCATTTCCGACGCCATCACAGGACCGAGCGCCATGCTTTGGCGCATCTTCGCAAGCTCGGTTTGCATCTGCGCGGCCCGAGCCTGCGGCGAGAACCGGGACGCGATTTCCTGTATCTCGAGGTTGCGTCGGTCGATCTGCTCAAGCACGTTCCGCATCATGGCGAGCGCCGACGAAACGCCCTGGATTCCCGTCGCGATCGCCGTCGCGGCCGTTGCCTTGTTGATCTTTCCGAGCTGGCGGTTCACGTCGTTGACGCCGCGCACGACGCCCGACGGGTCCACCTCGGCCCGGATGACGGCTTTCATCTCCTTAGCCATTGAGCGACCTCCCGAGCTCCTGGATGCCGCTTCGGACCCATGGGAGCAGTTCGTGGGCAGGCTTGCGCGTCATGGTGCAGGCGATGCAGGAAAGCAGCCACTCGCAACGCTCGAGCGTGGTGAACTCGGTCGCGGCAATGTTGCCGGGCATCGTCATTCGGGTGGCCTCGTCTCCGTTGCGCCAGCGCCGCCGTTCGGCGGCTGAGTAGGGCGCTTCTTCGTGACCTCCGAGAGCAGCCAGTCGGACAGTTCCGCCCGCAGCCGGCCGAGGTCGGTAGCGTCGGCCACAAACGCCGATCCGTCTTCGCATTGAAGGTTTGAAGCGAACCACCACCGATCCGCGCTTGCACGGAGGTAGTCCTCCATGGTGGCCTCGCGGACCAGCACGACGCCAAGCTCGGGATGCTCGACGCGCCGCGTCTTGGCAAAGAGATGGGTCAGGTCCCGCGGCATCAGGCTTCGTCCAGGGACAGGGACCAAATGCCGGGCCCGGTGCCATCGTCGGTGCGCGAAGCGCTAGTGATGTGCCCGGTGATCGTGTATGCGACCGAACCTTGGTCGGTGTAGGTCAGCACGACGCTTCGGTTGACAGCATCTGCCAGGCTGGTCGGGTAGATGTGCGTCCGGAGGCTGTTGTCGGTCGTGCTGTCCTGGGCGAGCATCTCAAACGTCGCCGTCCTGCGGATGCGACCGGGCGCACGCTTCTCGCGGAAGTCTGTAATGGTCGTGACGTCAAGCGATGCGCGCTCGAACGATACGGATACGTTCCGCACCGGAAATGTACTCGCGCCGCCTCCGTTGAAGTTGAGCGTCCCGGTTCCGCCGAATCCAATGATCGTTGCCATGGTTTAGCCTTCCCTCACTTGCATGGTGAGCGAGATGGTGATGGTTCTTTCGGCGTCCTGCTGCCCATCGTCGGGCGACTCGGCACCGGTTGCGAAGCTGATCGTTTCGACGCCGATGCGGCATGAGCTCGACGGCGTGGTCGGCGTGAAATTGGGGTTCGCGCTGAAGTACGCGCCGATGAAATCGGCAATAGTTGCGATCTCGAGCAGATTGTCGCCGATGATCGTGATGGTGGCCTCGATGGCCCAATGCCCCGAAAACGTGCCTGGATGGTGCTGCACGGGCGTACAGGTGCAGTCGTACACGGCGACAGGCGTCGGCGTTCCGGCCACACGCATGGACGCATTGAGCGGCGGGACAGGAGCCGCCGAGGCGCAGGCAGCGCTGGCATAGTCCACGAACGACGTGAGCGCGTCGTAGTAGCTCATGCCAGCGCCTTTCGAGCTTCGACAATGATCTGCTCGGCAACGGCCTCGAACATGGCCTGCGCGGAACGGCGAGCCCACCGAAGCGAGCGATACGAGCCCGGAACGCGCTTGCCGCTGGCTTTGTGCCGGAAACCGCCCTCGAGCAGATGCCAAATTTTTTGCCGATGGCGGGCCCGCTTGGCCGCGTAATCGACGCCGATCTCGAACATGAGTCGCGCACCGGGCCCCGCGCCCATGCGCCTCGGACCGTCGAGCTTGACGGCCGAGGCGATGGCGCGACGGTGGATTCCGGTTCCGTCGTAGTTGGCCGTACGCCACACCGTCGCGAGGGTCTTGACGTATGGCTTCGTCGCCGTCCGAATGGCCCGCCGGCGCACGTTCTCGGCGATGCGGGCGGGCAGGCGCTCGAGCAGCCTGGCGGCCTCGGCGCGGTTGACGGTGACCTTCACCTTGGTGCCGAGGCGGGCCCCGGCGGATGGGCCGCGGATCATGGCACCACCTCGGTGGCTTCGATCTCGAGGCGACGCTGGCGGCCGTCGCGGTCCCAACAGCCTCGAAGGTTGAAGTAGCGGGTAGTGCCGCGGTCCACCCACTTCAGCCGGCTGCGGGTCGTGACGTCAGGATGCCAGGAGGCGAGGATGCGCCAGTCGGTGCGGATGGCGGGCCCGCCGTCATCGACCACGTCGTTCGTCTGCATCTGCTCGGCGTGGCAGGAAATGACGGCGATGTCCGTCCAAGTCTCCGCTGCCTGGCCGAGAGAATCCGTCGTGACGCTGCGATTCTGCACCGTCATGGCGTAGCGCAGCATTCCGGACGGGACGTGGGCCATTAGCCAATTCCCTTCCCCATCATGGCCGAGATGCGGTCCCAGTAGTCACTCGACAGGGTTACCGTATCGTCGCCGCGGCTCGCAACGTGGTGCGTCACACGCTGGAGCAGCGCCATTTCGAGTAGCGGGTTGAGCGTGTTGCTGCCGCAGCTCACGGTCAGGACCAGCGGGTAGGACAGGTCGTCCTCGTCCAGGCTCGCGTACTGGAGCCCGTTGATCGTGACCAGCGTCAGCGTGATCGTGACCGAGTTGTCATCCACGCACGTCACGGCCGTGACCGGCTGCCGGGTGAGAAGTACCAGCTTCTCGGTGTTCGTCGGCTCGACGCCGACGTACTGCGTCCGGGTGACCGGATCGACCACCCATCCGGTGCGCTCTTCGAGCTCGCGAACGGCCGCCAGCCAAGCAATTTCGATGGCCGGATCATCCTCGGTATGAGGAATCCGCGCCCAGCTTCGGAACTTGGCAAGGTCGAGAGGCATCGTGCTCCTTCAAGCAGGGGCGTCGGGGGTGCAGCCCGACGCCCCTGCCGATGGGAGGAGAAGAACCGTCAGGCGTTGGTGACCTGGAGCTGCACGAGCGACTTCACGCGGGTGAAGGCCGAGTTCGCGAACGCCATGCCCTGGAAGATCACGCGGGCCGAGCTGGCGGCGGTGATCTCGTCGCGGATCATGCCGATGCCGCCCCACTCGCGCACGGAGAATCCGTCGCGGATGTTGCCGAGGACCGCGAGCACGTTCTTGCCGCCAGCCGACGCGACGTGCGCCGGGAGGTACTCGGTGACGTAGACCGGGAGGCCCATGAGCGTGAACGGAGCCGCGCCGACGAGCGCCGCGTCAGCCGACGGAACGAAGATCGGCACACCGTTGACCACGATGCCCGCGATGGTCGCGTAGACGTCCTGCGGGATAATCCACGACGCCGAGCCCCAGTACGCGGCCGGGAGCTTCGAGTAGCGCATTTCGGACATCTTTGCGACCGTTACGCCAGCCGTGATGGCCGCCGCACGCGTCGTGCTTGCCGAGGTCGCCGTCGTGATATTCACGTTGGCGTTCACGTTGAAGATGCCCGTGGGCGAGTTCGTGCCGGTGCCGCCGATGTAGCCCCATTCGAGGTTCTTCGAGAGCTGGCGCTGGAGCGTGTCCATCACTTCCATCTCGACGTCGAAATTCGCCTGGCGGATCAGCTGCTGGCTCACCTGGGTGAACGGGATGCAGGGAACCGGTGCGAGCGGGACCTCGGTGAAGGTCGGATCGATCGACGTACGCGCCGTCGTGGCCGTGTCAGGCTGCGTCCAGGCCGAGGTATAGCCAGCCGTCTCGAGGTTGTTGTAGCGCAGCGTCGGGTAGCCCTGGACGCCGGTGCGGATGTCCGCGAGGTTGCGGACCACCGTGTTCGCGTCGAGGTACTTCAGGATGCCGTCCTCGTAGATCTTCGGGATGAGCACGCTGCTCGACGCGGTCGAGATGATTTCGCGCTGTTCCGGTGCACGGCCGCCCTTCAGGTAGCCGAGGAACTGCTCGCGGTACTCGGTCGAGGAACGCCAGTCCTCGGCCTTCTCGCGGTTCTCCTTGCCGACCTTTGCCAGCACGGTGTGGCTGGCGAACTTCTCGCGCAGCTCGGCCGCGGACCGCTTCTGGTTGAGGTCCTTGAGCTCGTCCATCAGCTCGGTGGCGCGGGCCTCCTGCTCGGCGCTGATCTCGTCGTGAGCGAGAATGCCGTTTACTTCCGCCTCAATCGCCTTGCGGCGCTCGATGATTTCTGCCTGCTTCATAGCGTGATGCTCCGGTACCGCAGACGAAGCCGGGCGAGCGCCCGGCTGTAGGTGCGAGCTTCGGCGGCCGTCTGCGGGTACGCGCCGGATTCGACAATGGACACCTCGCGTAGATCAACGTCTACGAGGGTGCGCTCGGTGCCCTTCCAAGCGTCCGAGCGAACGATGAAACCGAACGACATTTCGGACAGGACGCCCGAATCGACCAGCGCATAGACGTCCTTCGCCCGCTGCGTGTCGGGCAGCTCGACGTCGAACGCCAGCCCGCGTGTGTCACTCGCGAGCTTGAGGCGCTGGCTCTTGGTGTTTGCGAGCAGCTCGCGCCGGTCATGGCCGACCAGGAGCGAGATGTTCCCGGCGAGGCTCCGGTCGAATGCGCCGCGGGCGACGCGCTCGGTGAACGGCTTGCCGCCGTTGACGCTGCGAACGACCAGCGGGTGGCTTGGTGCGTCATAGACCGCGGCATATCCGGCGATCCGGTTGCCCTGGCGCTCGAAGCTCGTCGTACGGACCTCAAGCATCCTCGGCCTCCTCGTTGTCGGGCCCGGTGGC